CGTCGGCGTTAGAGAATGCTTGGGAGTGGTATTCTTCTGGACCGCGACAAAGATTACAGCCGGGAGGCTCAATCGTTATCGTGATGACGCGTTGGAGTACCATCGATCTTACTGCCAAATTGATTAAACGTATGTCCGAAGACAGTGCTGACCAATGGGAAGTCCTTGAGTTGCCAGCAATTATGGATTCCGGCGAACCACTTTGGCCCGAATATTGGAAGATCGAAGAACTTGAAGCTGTCAAAGCTTCTATTCCAGTAGCCAAGTGGAATGCTCAATATATGCAGAATCCAACCAGTGAAGAAGGCGCCATCGTTAGACGGGAGTGGTGGAATATCTGGGAACCCGAGGAACCACCGCCAGTAGAATACATTATTCAGTCTTACGATACCGCGTTCTCGAAAAAAGAATCGGCTGACTATTCAGCGATTACCACTTGGGGCGTGTTTCGTCCAAGTGATGATGCCCCGGATTCAATAATTCTTTTGGATTCGAAGAAAGGTCGTTGGGATTTTCCAGAACTCAAAGCAATTGCTTATGATGAATACCAAATCTGGAGTCCTGATATGGTTTTGATTGAGGCTCAATCGAGTGGGACCCCTTTGACCCAAGAGCTTAGAATGATGGGAATTCCCGTAATCAACTTTCGACCCTCGCGAGGCAACGATAAAGTTACTAGAATGCACTCGGTAGCACCAATGTTTGAAGCGGGTATGGTCTGGGCACCAGAGATGGGCTTTGCTGATGAACTTATTGAAGAATGTGCTGCCTTTCCCTTTAGTGAACACGATGACTTAGTGGATTCCATGACCCAAGCCTTAATGAGATTTCGTCAAGGTAATTTCATCTCGCTTGATTCGGACGAAATTATGGAAGATAATGGACCATCGAATAGAACTTACTACTAGAGGAGTAACAGATTATGGCTAAAATAAGTAACGTTGTTAGAAAAACAACCAAGGCTGTTAAAAAAAATCAACCGACCAGTGGGCAGAAGGCAGCTGCTACTAAAAAAAGAAATCAAGCTTTAGCGAAAGGCAGACAAAGATCAAGAACTGCTGGGTTAGTTGGTGCTGGTGCCATATTGACTAGTACTCCAATTATTTACAACGCTTCAAAAAAGAAAGCTAATCAAACTACTAAAACAGAAGTTAACAAAGCAAAACCAGGGGAACTAACTGGTTTCGGTAAAGCTTTTAAAAGTGCTAGAAAAAAAGGTTTAGGAACAACTTTTACTTACAACAATAAAAAATATGTTGCTGTTACCAAAGATGATTTAAGTAAAAAGAATATGACTTTGAATCAATTTGTTAAAAGTAAAAGAAACGGTTTGAGGCAGAAGTAGTGTCTAAATTTTCAAAAGCTATAAAACAAACAGCTAAAGCTTATAAAGATTCTGATTCATTAGCACGTAAAAAATCAGCTGTTGCAGAAATGCGAGCCTCGGGAATAATTGGAAAGAAAAAAAGTTCATTAAGAGACGACTACAAACCAAAATTAAAAAATGAAAAAGAAATATACAGCAGTAGCTTAAAGTTTCCCAAACAAGATTATTCTGATGTAATCAAGAAAGCAGAAAAAACTAAAAAAAGAATACAAAGAAATAGAAAAGCAGCAGGCACCGCTGGTGGCGTAGGAGCTGCAACTGTATTAGCGAGCAACGTAAAAGATAAAAAATAATTTTTCATGTCTGAAAATATAGAGGATCTTTCTTACGAAGAGACTATAAAAAAAATAGAAAAAGTAACTGCCTATCTAGAAGATGAAACAATTTCTTTAGACGCATCTATTGAAGCTTATACTTATGGCACAAAACTTACCCACCACGCAAAAAAATTGATAAACTTTGCTGAAGCAAAAATAAAAAATGTCATAAGCAAGGAGCGTGAAAATGACTCAGATCAAAGATTCGAAAGTGAAGATATATTTGACTGAGTTTAAAGTTCAAGGCGAAAATACTATTTATGAAGGACCCAATATATTTGCTAGTAGCGCAGAAATAGCAGAAAATATAGCCCAAGAAATGGGAGTTACTGTAGTTGGGGAATTAAAAGATATAATTTCTCTTTATGATGACTTGTACGAAATATTTGATAAAGACGAAAGAGTATTACACTAATGGCAGATATAGATAAAGCAATAGGTTCCGATGATCTAATAGACTTAGATGTAGAGAATAAAGACAAAACAATTAATGTTGAAGTACCAGAAGAATTAGAAGTAGATATAGATCTTTCTAACTTTGAAAGACAAGAAGATGGCACGTTAACTTTTGGCTCAGTATTAACGCCAGACTTATCTGAACAATTCAATGATAATTTAGCTGAATATCTAGAACAAGATGAGCTTGATGATATTTATAGTGACTTAGTTGATGCTGTTGATGCTGATAGATCATCGCGTCAAGGTTGGGAAGATACTTACAAAGAAGGTTTAGATACCTTGGGTATGAATTACGAAGAAAGATCGCAACCTTTTGAAGGTGCCTCTGGAGTAATGCACCCATTATTAGCAGAATCAGTTACTCAATTTCAAGCACAAGCGTATAAAGAGATATTGCCATCTAATGGCCCAGTAAGAACTCAAGTAGTTGGAGCTAAAAATCCACAGACTGAAGCTCAAGCTAGTCGTGTTAGTGAATTCATGAACTATCAATTGATGAATGTCATGGAAGAATACGATACTGAAACAGATCAAATGTTATTTTATTTACCATTATCTGGTTCGGCTTTTAGAAAAGTTTATTACGATCAAAATTTAGGTCGTGCAGTTTCTAGATTTATTCCAGCAGAAGATTTGGTTGTGCCTTATGCCACTACTGATATTTATAGCGCTGGTAGAATCACGCACATTGTAGAAATGTCTATGAACGATATTAAAAAATTGCAACAAGCAGGATTTTATCGTGATGTAGATATTTCTGATTCAATGTTAATTGATACTGATAGCGATCAAATTCAATCAGAGATTGATGAGCTACAAGGAGTTGAACCAAGTTATGGCGAAAGCGATCAATGTCAACTTTATGAAGTGCATACTGATTTAGATATTCCAGGCTACGAAGATATTGATGCCAACGGCGAACCTACTGGTATTAAGTTACCTTATGTGATTACGCTATCAACTACTTCTAGCGAGATATTATCAATTAGAAGAAACTACAAACAAAACGACCCATTGAAAAAACGCATAAATTATTTTGTGCACTATAAGTTTTTACCAGGGTTAGGCTTCTATGGATTTGGGTTAACTCACATGATTGGTGGGTTATCAAAAGCGTCAACATCTATTTTGCGACAGCTGATAGATGCTGGTACCTTGTCTAACTTACCAGCTGGTTTTAAAGCAAGAGGTATTCGTATTAGAAACGATGACCAACCGCTACAGCCGGGTGAGTTCAGAGACATGGATGCTCCAGGCGGGAGCTTACGAGATGCTTTTGTCCCACTGCCATTTAAAGAGCCATCTGGCACTTTGCTTAATCTACTAGGTACCTTAGTAGATAGTGGCAGAAAATTTGCAGCTTTAGCTGAAATGCAAATAGGTGACGCTAATTCTAATATGCCAGTTGGTACAACTGTGGCGCTGTTAGAACGTGGCACCAAGGTAATGTCAGCAATTCACAAAAGACTGCACTCTTCACAACGTTTTGAATTTATTTTATTAGCCAAAGTATTCTCTGATTACTTACCACCAGAATATCCTTACATGACTTCTGCTGGCGATGGCGTAATTAAGCAATTGGATTTTGATGATCGTGTAGATGTTCTACCAGTTTCAGATCCAAACATTTTCTCGATGAGTCAAAGAGTTATGTTGGCTAATGAAATATTACAAGTCGTAAATTCAAATCCACAAATTCATGGGCCGCAAGGAATGTATGAAGCATATCGTAGAATGTATGCTTCGATGGGCGTACAAAATATTGAACAGTTATTGCCCCCGCCACCGCAGCCAATGCCTACTGATCCTGCTAGTGAAAATGCTTTATTGATTAAGGGTCAACCTTGTCAAGCATTTCCAGGACAAGATCATGATGCGCACATCAATGTGCATATCTCATTAGCGCAAACGAGTTCAGTAATGATTGAACCTATTATCATGACTAATATTCAAGCACACGTTTATCAACACGTAGCTTTACGCGCCGCAGAAATTGTCGACATACAAAATATGCAAGATCCAGAATTTATTCAAATGCAACAAATGCTTCTGCAATTACCAGAAGAAACCCAAGCAGCTCAACAAGAGAAAATAAGTGAAGCAATTGCTAAAGATGTTGCGCAAATTCAAGCTGGGCTGATGTCACAAATTAACATGGCGTTTGTGCCACCAGCCCCTCCAGCGGATCCATTGGTTGCGTTGCGAGATAAAGAACTTGATATCAAAGCGCAAGACTTAGATCGTAAGAGTCAAGAATTTATGGCTAGACAACAATTTGATGCTATGCAAGCAATGCAACAATTAGAGTTAGCTAGAGATAAATTAAATGTTGCTAAGACTATTGCTGAAATGAAAGATGATTTAGGCCGTGATAGATTGGATTCTAGTAGTAGAATAAAAAAAGCAGAGTTGATGATTAAAAATAAACAGAGGTAATTAATGATGATAAGATTAAAAACGCTAGGGCCTAGTTTTCTATCTTCTCCCCTTGGCCCTAGCACCTTAAAGACTCATGGCAATTACTAGATCACAACTTAAAAAAACTACTAGAAAAAGTTCAAAGGGCAAGATGCCCTCTAAAAATAAAAAGAATTTTAGACCTACTAAAAAAGGCGCAGGTATGACTGCAGCCGGAGTTAAAAAATATAGAAAATTAAACCCTGGTTCTAAATTAAAAACTGCCGTAACTGGCAAGGTGAAGAAGGGTAGCAAAGCTGCTAAGAGACGTAAATCATTTTGTGCTAGATCAGCTGGACAAATGAAGAAGTTTCCTAAAGCAGCTAAGAATCCTAATTCAAGATTAAGACAAGCCAGAAAAAGATGGAAGTGTTACATGGCTACAAATACTAGAAATAAAAAAACCGTAAGAAAAATTGTTAAAGGGTTAAGAAAAGCCAGCAAAACTCATGCTGGTCAAGCTAAATCTTTAAGTGCTTTAAAATTAAAAAAAGGTGGTAAAGCGAAAAAGAAGAGTGGCTCTACGCCAACCAATCCAGCTTTATACGCTAGAGTAAAAGCAGAAGCTAAACGTAAATTTAAAGTTTACCCTTCAGCGTATGCTAATGCTTGGCTAGTTAGAACTTATAAAAAACGTGGCGGTGGGTACCGTAGTTCCTAATGGCTAAACCTCAAGGCGGATTAACAGAATGGTTTGGTAAAGGACCCAAAGGCGATTGGGTTGATATTGGTGCGCCAAAGAAAAAAGGTAAGTTTCAAAAGTGTGGTCGAGCTAAAGTAAAAGGTTCAAAAAGAAAATATCCAAAATGCGTACCACGAGCTAAAGCTAAAAGCATGACAGCTGCACAAAGAAGTAGTGCCGTTAAAAGAAAACGAGCAGCAGGTAATCCTGGTGGCAAACCTACTAATGTAAAAACTTTTGCTAAAGATGGAAAGTTAATACAAAAATATCACAAAGGCTGTGGTAAGGTAATGTCAGATAGAAGGAAAAAAACTAAATACTCTTAACAATTAATGGCAGAAGATCTCAATTTAGCCGAATGGCTATTAAAAAAAATTAGACAAAGACAAGAAGATATCCTTGAAACATTGGGTGCAGGTAATATACAATCTGTTGAAGATTATAGATTTCACATTGGAGAGTTAACAGCACTTCGCTCCATGGAATCAGAAATAAGAGAAGTGTTGCAAGAAGAGGATTAATCGATGACCGAACTAGCAGTTCCAAACCACATCGCAGACGAAATAAAAAAAGAGCGAGAAGATGCAGCAAGATCAGATGTAGATAAAGCTTATGTCAATACTGAAGACAGAGTTTTAGATCCTACCTTGCTAGATAAATCATTACTAGAAAGAATGCCTAATCCCACTGGCTGGCGTATATTGGTTTTACCTTACAAAGGTAAAGGCGTTACCGAAGGTGGAATACACTTAACCACATCAACTTTAGATCGAGAGTCTTTAGCTACAGTAGTTGCCTATGTTTTAAAAGTAGGCCCTACCGCATATAAAGACGCAGATAAATTTGAAGGTGAGTCTTGGTGTGTAGAAAAAGATTGGGTATTGATTGGCAGATATGCGGGAGCACGCTTTCGTTTAGAAGACAATCACGAGGTAAGGATTATTAATGATGACGAAGTTATCGGCACCATTAAGGATCCTGATGATATTAAAACTTTATAGGTGATTTATGGCTGAACAAGAATACGCTTTACCAGATATTTCAGAAGAGCAAGTAGAGAAAGCTGCTTTACCAGTTGGTAGAAGAGCTGATCAAGAGGCTTCTGAAGAAACTAAGTACATCGAACTTGAAGAAAACAAAGATGAACTTAAATCTGTTGAAGAAGATACTATTCAAGAAAATTTTGAAACTAGCGAAAAGATAGTTGAACAAAATAAAGACAAGGGTGAGGTTGAGAAAAAAGCTGCTTATGCACAAAACAGAATTAACAAAGCTGTAGCACAAGCAAAAGATTTTCAACGTCGTGAACTTATGGCTGTGCAATATGCTAAACAGCTAGAAGAAGAAAATCAAAAACTAAAAGCGACTAAAGAATCTTTTGAAAAGAACATGTTCGATAGTCGTAAGAGCGAAACTGATTCAACTATTGAGTTAGCTAAACAAGCTCACAAACAGGCTGTTGAAGCAAATGATGCTGATGCTATATCTAGGGCTACTGAACTATTGAGCACTGCTATAGCTGAAAAAAAATACATTGAAGCATCTGAGCAGAGAAGCCAGTTTGAACAAGATTATAATCAAGCAGTAACTCAAGAGCCTGAAAGCCAAATTCAAGAGCCGCAAGAGATTCAAGAGTATGCTGAACCTTCGCCAAAAGCACAAACGTGGGCCGCCAAGAATTCTTGGTTTGGTTCAGACAAAGTTGCTACGACCGTTGCTCTGACTATTCATGAGCAATTGGCAACAGAAGGTTTTGATTTAAACTC